TCGTTGGTTCAGGCTCTTATAGGTTGGATTGAAAACAACGATTGTAAGGCTGAATGTATAAGCGTTGAAGAAAACGACGGAGAAGTGATTGTTTCTTGTGATGGCGGAGAGGAAATTGCCGCAGTATTTTATATGACAGCGATTGGTTTGGAGCAAATAGCAAACTGCTATCCCGACCACGTTCAAATAAATATTATCGGGCCAGCCGATTGACACTTCGGAACAGACGATGAGAAAGGAAGGCAGATTATGCCAAATGTAAAAAGAAAATTGTTCAAAGTAGATTTGCAGCTGTTCAATGACGGCGGAGCAGCAGGAGCAGAAGGCTCCGGGGCAGCTACTGAGGGCGCACCAAAGGCTGAATTTAAACCGAGCGGAAGCAGCCGCCGCTCAAAAGCGGGTGAATTTGAAAATGTAGTATTTGGTAAACAGGAAAGCGCAACTGATGCCGATACTGCAAGCCTTGACACCGAAGGCAATCCTACGGGTGCAGGAAAAACGGATGTAACAACTACATCAAACACACTTGAAGAGAGACGTAAAGCCTTTAATGATCTTATTAATGGTGAATATAAGGATTTATACCAGGAAAATTTTCAGCAGGTATTTGACAGACGCTTCAAGCAAGTAAAGGGCATTGAGGCAGAGCTTGCATCACAAAAGCCTATCATAGACAAGCTTATGTCAAGGTATGGCGTAGATGACGTTACAAAGCTTGAAAAGGCCCTTAATGACGATACCGAGTATTGGGAGAAAGTTGCAGAAGAAAGAGGAATGACGGTTGAACAGTTCCATGCAGTTCAGAGGCTTGAGCAAGAAAATGCCGAGCTTAAGGCGTTAAGGGATAGACAGCGTGGGCAGGAACAGTACAGGCAACAGATTGATAGCTGGTATAAGGAAGCAGACAAGGTAAAAGAGCTTTATCCTTCCTTTGATTTCAGGAAAGAAGCACAAAGCCCTGAATTTTTAAGCTTATTGAAAAGCGGTGTTGGCGTAGAACACGCATACAAAATGATTCACTTTGATGAGCTTACACAGAATGCCGCAAGAGTAGCCGCACAGACGGCAGACGCTCAGGCACAGGCAAGAATCAAACAGAAAGCTTCTCGTCCTTCAGAAAACGGTATGTCTTCTCAATCCGCCGCAATTGTTAAAAGCGATGTGTCAACTCTTACTCGCAAAGAGCGAGCAGAGATTGCACGAAGAGTACAGCGGGGAGAAAAAATAGTATTTTAAGACAAGCTCCCCGAATTTGAAAGGGGAAAACATAATGAATTTGAATTTTAAGTACAACTTACAGATGTTTGCAAATGCGAACACAAACCTTACAACTTCATCAGGTTTGTCTGATGAAATGAAAACCTATTATAGTGATTATCTTATTGATAACGCTATTCCAAAATTGGTTCACGACCAGTTTGGGCAGAAACATCCTATTCCTAAAAATGGCGGTAAAACAATTGAGTTTCGTAAGTACAGTCCGTTACCTAAACTTACTACACCTATTTCAGAAGGTGTAACTCCTGACGGACAGAGCCTTACAATGTCAACTATTGAAGCAACTGTTGCACAGTACGGCGGATATATCACACTTTCTGATGTTTTATTACTTACTGCTATTGATAACAATTTAGTACAGGCTACAAAGCTTTTAGGTGCGCAGGCAGGTAGCACGCTTGACACAATTACCAGAGAAGTATTAAACGGCGGTACAAATGTTATCTATTCAGGCGGTAAAGATGCAAGAACAAGCCTTGATGCAACATCACTTCTTACTGTTGATGATATTAAAAAGGCGGTTCGTTTGCTTAAGAGCCAGAACGCAGAACAGATTAACAGTTCTTGGGTAGGTATCATTCATCCTGATATCGCTTACGACCTTACAAATGACCCTGCGTGGAAGGATGTTAAGACATATTCTGACCCTTCTGACATTTACGAAGGTGAAATCGGTAAAATCTTCGGTGTTCGTTTCGTTGAAACAACTGAAGCAAAAATCTGGGCGAAAGCAGGAGCAGATAGCAGAGCTGTTTACTCAACACTTATCTTAGGCGACAATGCTTATGGCGTAACTGAAATTTCAGGCGGCGGTCTGCAGCATATCGTAAAACAGTTGGGTTCAGCAGGTACAGGCGACCCGCTCGACCAGAGAGCAACTGCAGGTTGGAAAGCTACAAAAGTAGCGGAAAGACTTGTTGAAAATTATATGGTTCGTATCGAATCTGCTTCAACATTCAATCCAACTGAAAATAACTAAACTTCGTTTTTAGCGGAGTATGAAAGGAGAATTATAATGGCAACAAATCCTGAAACAAAGGTAGAAACTATTAACCTTGCAGATGTTAAAAAGCAGGTGGAAGCAATGCTTGCACAAGCAAAAGCTGAAGCCGCAAAGATTGTGGCCGATGCAAAAGCCTCTGTTAATGGGGAGTTAACCGAGGAACAGAAGGCGGCTATTGAGAAAGATAAGGCTTACTGGAACGAACTTGTAAAGGTAAAACTGTTCAGGGACAATAACAAGTACAAAGACGATGTTTATGTTTCTGTAAACGGCGAAAACTGCGTTATTAAACGTGGCGAAGAAGTAATGGTTAAAAGAAAATTCGCCCACGTTCTTGATAATTCAGACCTTCAGGACTACGAAACAAGCAAGCTTATCGAACAGAAGTCAAGTGAGTTTGCGAAGAGCGAGTTATAACTGAATACTCCGCGAAGATACAAAATCTATGACACGGCATAGGGGCAACTTTGAACGGTTGTCCCTATTGTTGTATAAAGGGGCAATGTTATGAATGATTTAATTGCGATAAAAAGCGGTGCATTGGGTGATAGAGAAGCAATGCCAAAGCTTAATGCAAGCGAGCTTGGATATCGGAAAGACGAAAAGGCACTTTATATCGGTACAGAGAGTGAAAATATACGGTTGTGTGGTGAAGAAGATGCAACGGCGATAAAGAATCTCCAAACATCTGTTAGTGACCAAAGCACAAGAATTGAAACGCTTGAAAAAAAGCCTGAGTATTATTCAAAAACGGACATAGACGGAATTATATCCGGAATTACTGCTCGCCTTGATGCTTTAGAAAATCCAAGCGCATAAGAAAGGAGTGATAAGGTGGACAGAATTATTGAAGTTAAGGTAAACGGAAACTACCTAACCAAAGACAACAAGAATGCAGGCGTTAGAGGGGAAGGAAATGTTACCAATCTTCGCATTACTTTTGATGAAGGCTGGGACGGATTTGCGAAAAAAGTAACATTTTGGGATGCATTAGGGGAAAACCCCGTAGAACGCACACTTACTGCTGACCTTCTTGAAAATATAACCGAAAGTACAAGGGTATACATTGTTCCCATTCCTGCCGAGCCAATGGCAGAAGCGGGTATGCTTACCTTTGTGATTGACGGGTACATTGACGGTAAAAGGCAAAGAAGCATAGAGGATAAACTGGATGTAAAGGATGCTCCGATTGCAGATAATGCAGGAGAGCCAACAGACCCGACCCCTACACAAGCCGAGCAGCTGCAGACACAGATTGACACACTTTTGGGCGATATGCAAACCGAACGTATAGCGGCTCAAACTGCAAGTGGCGAGGCAAAGGGATATGCACAATCAGCGGAAGAAAAAGCTTTGGAAGCAGAAGGCTTTATGCTAAATGCGAAGGTGTTAGCCGAAAATGCTAAGCAATCAGCCGGGAATGCATTAGAGTATAGCGAAAAGGCACAAGAGGCGGTTGGAAAAACAAACTATATAGGTGATAACGGAAACTGGTATGCGTGGGATAGCGAAATGGGTGCATTTTACGATACAGGAGTAAAGGCACAATCAGGCTCTACGGTATATTTGGGTGATAATCCGCCCGATGAGGCTGATGTGTGGATATTTGATGATGGTAAGGCGTACACAGGTGCAGATTGGAATCAGACAGACGAAACGCAGGTTGATTATATAAAGAATAAGCCTGATATTTACACGAAGGTTGAAACGGATGCAAAGCTTGCCCAAAAAGTAGACAAAACCGATATTACAAACCTATATTCTTTTAAAGGTTCTGTTGATACATATGAGGATTTGGTAATTGAAAAACACATTGATTTAATCCCTGCGGGAGAGCCTACTTTAGATGGTGAAGTTTGCGGGTCATTTGACGAAGATACCCATACTGTTACAATCAGTCCTTATGGTATAACCTATGAAATGACAGATTTTACTGCTAACGGCAATATGACATTAGCAGACGGAACCGTGGTGGCTTATTATGAAGATGGGTTATATAATTTCAGCATTGACCACAACGGAGATGGCGAGAATGAAGGCACTAAGATAATAAACTGCTTAGAAATATATGTGCCAATTCAGGAAGTTACACTTAAAGCAGGTACATATAAATCATTAGAGTTTGAAATGTTTCGGAAGCGTTATGGTAGTTATTCTGTTAGTTATACTGTAGAGTATTTTATAGATTGTAACTACAGAATAAAATTAAACCTTGATGGAATTGAGGGTATCACACAGACGGATGACGGATATATTGTTTCTGAAGATACGGTTGTTAACAGCTTGATATTATGGACTACAAAAGAAGATGTTTATGCTGCGAACAGACAGGCGTGGTTTTTCACAGGTGGCTATATAAATTTAACAGCTAATATAGGTCGTGTTTCAGATTATGGCACATTGCCAGACGGGTTAACGATAAATATACCCATTAAAGAGGTAGCTTTAGAGCCGGGGTATTATTATTTAGAAAGCTATTCTGATATGCTTGCTGTAATTAATGATAATTTCGTGTCGTATTTATGCAATGACGATGATGGAAAGCTATCGGTATTTAAGATTGAGGAAGAGCTTGTAGTGAACTGTATAGTCTATGACACACATGGCGGCGAAGAAGATTATAAGGGCGAATCGCACAGTGTTGTTGGACACATAATACAAATTTTTGATAAGTGTGTCAGCGATGAGGAAGTGTCTTCGTATGACGGCTATTATTTTACAACAGAAACGTCTGATATAGTATTTCAAAAGATTTATCCGACTGTGGGCGATGCATATAACGTAACCGATACCGATATGAACTATGCGTGGAACGGTGAAGCGTGGGATGCTTTGGGCGGCAAGCATATCGACCAGGAAGCAAGAGATGGTATTTTCAATTTAAATGAAGCAGTTGGCGAGTTAGCTGTCGCAAAAGCAGATGTTGCCTATGTGGATGGTCGCGTTAATGAAGAAAGCGAGTTGTTAAGAAATGATATTGACAATAAAGCAAACTTAAATGAAGTTTCAAATGCACTAAAGGGCAGTGCAAGCGGTGAGGTAATTTCCCTAAATGATGTAAGCCCTGTGGGGCATACGTTGGATATTAGGGTTTCAAATGAAAATATAATTCCATATCCGTATTACTATTTTGGTAACCAACCAACCAAAACAATATCTGGCATAACTTTTACTGATAATGGAGATGGAAGCATAACTATAAATGGAACATCAGAGGTATTTGTGCCATTTTACTTAACATTATATAATGGCAATATAAACGATTTATTTGAAGATGGTGAAACTTATACAATGAGCAAAATACCCACAGGTGTTGCGATGACACTTGCAGCGTATGACAATGTAAACAATGAGTATAGTTATTATAATAAAGGTAACAGTAAAACTACGTTTACAATAGATAAAAGTACATATGATTATAAGTGGATACAACTTCAGATAGAGGCTAACGTCACAATCGACAATCAAACGATATACCCTAAAATAAATAAAGGAACAACTGCAGCAGAGTATACACCTTATATTGAAGATTTGACAGGGGTTAAACTTACTGTATCAGAAAGCGGTGAGGTTTACACCTCAAATTTAGATGGAACAGTGGACGGAGTGCAAAGCATTTCGCCCAATATGACGCTTGTTACAGATGCAGAAGGCGTTGCAATTGATTGTAAATACAACAAAGATGCAAATAAGGTTATTGAAACTTTGACAAATGCAATAATTTCATTAGGAGGTAATGTTTAATGTTTAATTTAAAGGATTTTATAAAAGGCGGACTTTTAAAAGCAGTTGGCAAAATGGCAGACTATCAGATTATTTTAAATGCTGCAGGCTGGCTTGAAAAAGGTGTTTTAACAGAAGAGGATTTGGCGGAAATCAACAATGTTATTGAGGCTAACACGCAAGAGCAAGCTGAAGCTACAGATGAGGTGAGCGAATAATGAAAATATGTATAGATGCGGGGCATAATTTTACAAAAGCCAGGGCTTTTGTCCGCCGAAAATGCTACAGCTTTCCGGCGATTTGGAATTTGTACGCTCGCGCATTGTGCCGCTTTGCGGCGACAATCAAATTGCAAGGTATGAGCAGCGGAGGCACATGTCCTCCTCGCTCATATATTTAATGAAAGGCGGTGCTTAAATGAAGATATGTATAGATGCAGGGCATAATTGTTCGGGGTTTGATACGGGGGCGGTTGGCAACGGTTTAAGAGAACAGGATGTAACCTTTGAAATTTCAAGCAAGCTAAAAGCACTTCTTAAAAAGGCGGGCGCAGATGTTGTTATGACAAGGGAAGCTGTTACGGATAGCGTGGGCAAAAACGCCAAGGACAGCATTAACGAAAGAGTTAAAATTGCAAATACTTGTTTGTGTGATTATTTTATTTCAATTCATTGCAATGCAGGCGGAGGAACGGGCACTGAAACACTTATCTTAGGTGCGGGCGGCAAGGCTGAAAAACTCGCAAAGGCGGTACAAAAAGAAATTACGCAAAAGCTTAAGCTTGCAGACCGTGGAGTTAAGATAAGGAAAGATCTTGGTGTGTTAAAATACACCAATATGCCCGCTGTTTTAGTTGAAACTGCCTTTATTGACAATAAAAGTGATGCGGATATATTGAAAAACAAAACCGACGAAATTGCAGAGGCGGTCTGCGATGCTATTTTATCGGCACTCGGCAGGCAATTAAGTAATAATAAAAACAATTTTTCCGAGGCAAAAGATATTATAAATCAAATCTCAAAGCTTGTTGAAATAAATGATAGAGAAACCGCAATAGCTGAGCTTTCGGCTGTAAAAAGCAAAAACACAAGCCTTTATTGGATTTTATACAAAATAGCAAACAGATGAGGAGGGGAAATAA